AATATGAAGACAGGCAAGGCTTTGATGTGATATTAGGATTTTCAGACAAAGTTGTTGTTACTGAAAAGACTATTGAGACTGTACAATTTAATATGAATGGAGAAAGTTTTGAAGTAGATATTTAAAGGGAGGTTTAATTATGTCTAAGGATGTAGAAGTGGTCATTTTTGACCAAACAAGCCCAATCAGTAAAGAAGGGTTTGGATTACCATTAGTCTTTGTACCTGATACTAATGTAGCATATAAAGAAGTAGAAGGTACTGATGGGTTGGCTACTCTTACTAGTGGTAGTATGGGATATGAAATGGTAAGTAAAATATTTGAGCAAGAACCAAGTCCACAAGAAGTTGCTGTTTATGGTACTGATTTAGGTGCGACTACTCCAGATTATGCTAGTATCACAGGTGCTCTAAATGATTTAGTGTTAGAGCATAATGATTTTTATTTTGTTCTATTGGCTAGTAGAGTTCAAGCAGATATTGAAGAAACAGCTAGTTGGACTGGAGCAAATGGAAAATTATTCATCACTCAACCAGATATTACAGAAACAGTTGCTAATATTGAAACTATGGCTAGTACAATTAGCTCTAGTAGAGTTGGTATTTTTGCTCATGATGGTGGAAGTGCTGGTACAGACCAATACTTGGATGCAGCTATTACAGGTAGAATGGCTCCAACTGACCCTGGTAGTTCAACTTGGAAATTCCAAGGATTAAATGGAGTTTCAGTTGCTACTTATTCTAACACTGACCAGAACACATTGCTTGATGCTAATGTAAATAGTTATGTTAGAAGAATGGGTGTAGATATGACTAGTGAAGGTAAGGAAACTAGTGGAGGATTTTTAGATATTCAAAGAGCTAAAGATTGGATGAAAGCTAGAATTGAAGAGGGTATTTTCTTCCTACTTTATAATAGTGAGAAAGTTCCTTATGATAATCCTGGAATTGGATTGGTAGTTTCAGAACTTAAGGCAGTTCTAAAACTAGCTGTGAGAAGAAAAGTTATTGCTAAGGATGCTGACGGAAACGGAATGTGGGAAGTTACAGTTCCTACTAGAGAACAAATACCTGATAATGATATAGCTAATAGAATTTTACCAGATATTGATTTTGTAGCTACTGTTGCTGGTGCTGTTCATACAGTGCAGGTAGAAGGAGTATTAAAAGTATAGAAAGGATGATAAATAATGGCTCAATATGACCCAACCAAAGTCATTACAGTTGTAGATGGACACATTTTAACTGGTTTTGGTGAAGATACTATGGTAACAATCACCAGAGCTGAAGATAAAAGAACAGTCCATGTAGGAACTCAAGGTGAAACTACTTTTGTTAAGAGTGCTAATGATGTAGCTGATGTTACATTTACTCTAGCAGATAATTCACCAAGTAATGCTAAATTGATGGAATTGTATAATCAAGACCAATCATTCTCTTTTGCTACTCAAGATTTTAATTATACAGATGATGTTTCTGGTTTTGGTAGTGAATGTGTTGTTAGAAGTATTCCAGATAATGAAAAGGGTTCAGACTTGAATGAGAGAGAGTGGACACTTATAGTTGCTGATTATGAAGAAATTATAAGAGGAATGGAAGGTGTGATTGAATAATGCCAAAAAATGATAATGTAAAAAAGACAATTAATGGGGAAGAATATGTATTACAACATCCAGGTGTAGAATGGGTAGTAGACCATAGTGATAAGTGTACTAATGCTCAGGGGAACTTGGTAAGAAAGAAGTATTTACAGGGTTTATTTGATAATGTAGTAATTAAGCCATCTAAACTAACTCTAGACAGCTTTGATAGTGTAGCAGAAATGAGAGATGTGGTTAATGAAATAGAATCATTTCTATAAGCCTGATCATACTGAATACCTGGTAGATGAATATGGCATTCATCACATAGGAGCAGTAAAAAGGGATAAGTACAAAGCTAGAATAAGAAGAAATAAAATGAAATTTTGGGACTTAGTATTTTTCCTAAAAGACTATGAAGGTGTTAAGAATATGACTTATGATAAGTTTATTGAGGCATATACTGCTTATGAAATGATGTCTAAAGAAACCAAGAAGAATAAAGGGGGTGGCTAAACTTGGCACAGAGAAATTTAGCTATTGGAATTGATTTTGGAATTGATTATGGAAAAATGGATAAGGCAGATGCTAAAGTCCAAGAATTAAAACAAAATGTAAGACAAGCAGAAGGTGTTTTAGGAACAATGGGTGCTACTGCTAAACTTACAGGGTATCAATTACAACAAGCATTCAAAACAGGTTTAGCTACTCTTGAAAAGTATAAGTATGAATTGCTTGGGGCATTTACTGCCATGTCTACTGCTATGTATAATATAGGTAAGGCTGGAGCAGAATTTGACTACCAGGTAAGAAGAACAGGTTTAGTAGCAGAGGCAACAGCTGATGAAGTTGCTAAACTTTCTCAAGAGGCAAGGCAATTAGGTATTGACACCAGATTCACAGCTAGTCAAGCAGCTGCTGGTCAAGAAATGTTAGCCAGAATGGGTTTTGAAGTTGATGAAGTAATTGGAGCTTTACCTGGAATTTTAGATATGGCTGCTGCTTCAGATATGGAATTAGCTGATGCTTCAAGAATTGTTGCTAAATCCTTAAATACTATGAGATATGAGGCAGAAGATGCAGTAAGAGTTGCTGATGTCCTCTTAAAAGCATCTACTTCTGCTGGTGCTAATGTGGCTCAATTAGGTACTGCTTTTACAGAAGTAGCTGGTGAGGCAGAAGGTGTTGGCTGGGAAATTGAAGAGATGACTGCTGCCTTAGGTCTTTTAGCTGATAGAGGTGAAACTGGTACTAGAGCTGGTAGAAGATTTAGAAGTGTTATCCAGGATTTACTTTCCCCAACTGCTCAAATGACTGAAGAAATGAATAAATTAGGTATTGAGCTTTGGGATGATGAAAATAATTTTAAATCCTTGACTGGAGTTGTAAAGGAATTTGAAATGGGTTTAGAAGGTTTATCCTTACAAGAAAGACAAAGGTCACTTTCAAATATGTTCACTAAAAGAGGTTTGGCAGTTTTTAGAAAAATATTAAGTGCTGGTTCTGATGAATTGACTGATTTTGAACAAAAATTAATTGATTCAGGTGGAACTGCTCAAATGATGGCAGAAGAACAAATGGATACTTTAATTGGTGCTTTTAAAGAATTAAAGGGTTCAATTAATGTTGCTGCTATTAATATGAGTCTGACTTTTATTCCTATGATGAAAAACTTTGTTCAAAGTGTTAAAGATGGTGTTAATGTATTCAATGAATTGCCACCTATGACTCAAGGTTTAGTTGGTAGTATAGGATTAGCTACAACTATTGTTTTAGGATTAGCTACTGCTTTTGCTTTCCTTAGAAGGCCAGTTATGGCTGTCTGGGGAGTGTTTAAATGGATAGGAAGTTCTACTATTTTCAAAACAATAGTAGGAGGACTTGGCTTAACAGCAGGTAAAGTTGCTATCTTAGCAGGATTAGTAATTGGATTGTACTTTGCTTTTGAGGATTTATACCTTTCAATAGAACATGGATATGATGGAGTTTTACTTCCTTTAATAGATAGTTTCTTAGATTTTATTGGGGTAGGTTGGGACTTTATAGAAGTTTGGAATAGAGTTGAATTCTTTTTCATAGATTTATGGGCTAATGTTAAATTGCTTGGTTCTGGTTTATGGACATTAACAAAAGGGTTTGGAGAATTGATATGGGCTTTGGTTAACTTTGATGCTGAAGGTGTACTTGAAGCATTTGGTTCTATTGGTGATGGATTAGCAGAAATGTCCACTCCATTTTATACAATAGGTGAACTTTTAATTGGAGCTTTATTTGATGGTATAATAGGGCTTTTAGATTTAAAAGGGGCTTTACTTTATACCTTATTCACTATGACCATAGAAAAGGTTTGGAATGATTTAATAGTTGAAGTAGCTAGTTGGGTAGGAATTGAACTCCCAGAGCTTAAGTTTTTAGATTATGATGAGGCAAAAGAAAAAATATATAATACCACTGTTGATTTGTGGGAAGGAACAAAAGCTGCCTTTTGGGCTATATTTAATATGCAAGATTTGATGATTGAAATATTAGATTTTTCACTTGAAGGGGAAGGCATTTTAAGTGGAATTAAAGATGATTTGGATAACTGGTGGGATGATATAGTAAGCTGGTTTGATGAGAAATTCAATATTAAATCAATAATTGAAGATAAGTTTGATTTTGATTGGTCTAGTTTAGTTCCAGATTGGGCTCAAAAATTCATCCCTGGAATAGACACTGGAACTGAAGAAAAAAGTAATAATGTTAAAACAAGTCCTACAGCAGCAGCTAGTGGTAAAAAACAAGAGTACAAATACACTATAACGGGAGGAATGCAACCTGTAAATAATACTACTAGCACTACAAAACAAGCACTAAATGAGCAAAGGAATGAATTTAATATTACCATAGATAATTCTAATGGTAATGATGAAGATTTATTGCTTAAAATTAGAAGGACTTTACAGGATGAATTTACTAAGGGTAGATTAGCAGAAACAGGTGGTATTTAATGGCAGCACTAGGTAATTTAGTCTTTGATGTAGTTGAACAAGAACAACCAACCTTTACAAATACCATTACAGATAAACCAGTAGAAAGTGGTATGAATATTTCTGACCATATTAGAAATGAACCCACTACTTTAAGCATAAAGGCTATTTTCTCTGGAAGTGAGGCAATGGATAAGTATTCTGAATTGGTAGAAATGAAAGATTCAGAGGAACTCATTGCCTATTCTGGAGGCTTAGGAACTTATACTAATTTAGCTATTGAAAGCATAAGTCCTATGAAAGATGCAAGTTATGGTGATGGATATGAATGCACTATAACCTTAAAGCAGGTAAGAATAGTTGAACTACAAACAGTAAATATAACCTTAGGTGTAGACCCAGAAACTGGAGAGCAAGTTCAAGGGGGAACATCAGAAGATGAAACTGATGAAAAGGCTACTGGTGAAGAAGAAATAGATGAAGGAAGTGCTGACCCTACTAGTCTTAGAATTTTTACTGATATTGGAAAAAGTTGGTTTAATGGGGATGGTGAAGAAGAATGATTTTAAAAACTTTACCATTAGATATTAGTAATATAAAGTTTAGACCAGAAAAGTTTATAACAGAAATTAATGAAATCCCTTATAGATTTGAATTCTCATATAACACTTATGACCATAAATTTTATGTAAGTATTTATGAAGATTTAACTGATAAAGCTATTATAGAAGGTAGAAAACTGATTTATGCTGAAAATTTAATGGCATTAACTTCAGAAGATTTTATAATTGTTCCTTTAGATTTTAGTGGAGAGAATAATGAGATAACTTATGAGAATTTAACAAGTGAGATTAAGTTGTATTTGGCAACTGGTGATACTAATGCCTAAATATTGGATTAGAACAGTTAAATTCCAAACAGAAAATTTAGAAATAAAAATGCCTGGAATTCATATTGAATTTAATATTGAATTTTCAGATGAAAGTGATGGAAATGTTGGTGAAGTAGTCCTTTATAATTTAAAAAATGAAACAATAGAAGGGTTAAAAGCTGAAACTCAATTTATTTTAAAGGCTGGGTATAAAGAGCATAATGGTATTGTACTTCCTGGAATAATTAAGAAATCAGTTACTCAATGGGATAAAGTAGATAAGGTTACAACTTTAATAGTTGGAGATAATACTGAAGCATGGCTTAGGTCTACTGTAAATAAAACTTGGAAGGCTAACTCTAAAGCATCTCAAATTGCTCCAGAATTGATTAAAAACACTGGTCTAAGTGTTGGTGAAATAGACTTAGTAGAAGATGTAACTTATGAAAAAGGGGTTACATTTTCTACTACCAATAGAAAGGCTTTAGAAGAAATAGCAGCTGATACTGGGTCTAAATTACACTCTAGTAGAGGTAAGATATATCTTAGACCAAGTAAGACTTCTAATAGAAGGGCTATTCTCTTAAACAGTGATACTGGACTTATTTCTTCTCCAGAAAAAACTGATGAAGAAGATAGTGAAAAATATACAGTTTTATCTTTATTCAATTATAAAATTCAAACTGATACCCTTATAAGATTAGAAAGCAAAACAGTTGAAGGAAATTTTAGAGTTATAGAAGGAGAGCATGTTTGTCAAGGTGATAACTATCAAACAAAAATGGAGGTAGAGATGATTGAAGGAAATCAATAGAACTATTAAGGCTATAATAGAAGATAGGATAGATAGTATTCATACTGCTCTGCCTGCTAAAATTAAGAGTTATGATGCTAAAACAATGTATGCTGAAGTAATTCTTCTAAATAAGAAAGAGTTAGAAGGTGAACAAGTTCAAATTCCTCCAGTAGTAGAAGTTCCAGTAGCCCATTTAAATGCTGATAGATTTGTTATAAGACCACCCTACTCTAAGGGGGATATAGTTCAAGTAATTTTTAATGAAAGGGCTTTAGACAAGCTATTAATTACAGGTAAAAGTGAAGAAGTTAAGCTGACTAGAAAATTTAGTTATGATGATGCTGTAGTAGTTAAAGGTTTAAAATTAGAAAGTGAACCAGATTTAAACCCTAATTATACAGAAGATTTGCTCATAGAAAATCAAGAAGCTGGTAGCAGAATTGTTATGAAAAAGAATGGTGATTTATTAATTGAAACTACTGGAAATACTGATGTGACTACTACTGGCAATACCACAGTTAATTCTGGAAGCCCTGTAACAGTCAATGCTCCTACTACCACTGTGAATGGAAAGGTTAATTTAGCAGGAGGTGGCCCACCAATAGCTAGAATAGGTGATGCAATTGAAACTTATGTTAGTGGTGGTTCTTCAGCTGGAACTCATGCAGGAATAATTGTAGCTGGTAGTGGGCAATCAACTTCGGGGTAGGTGATTAAATGATAAATGTAAATATAACAAATATTAATCAAGTAGTTTTAGAAGGGCAATTACTTTCAGTGGGTGTTGAGGTGATAAATAATTATTCAGTAAGTAAACAAGATGTTGTAATAGAATTGCTGGATTTTAACAATACAGTAGTTGACTCAGTTACTTTGTATCCTTCTACAGAAACAATAGAATTTAGTGCTGGGGCTACTGAAAATATAACTTTGACTTGGGCTATACAACCTTCAGATAGTGCTAAGGATTATATAACTGTTTCTTCTTCTGATGAAAGTGTACAAAAATTAGTTTTAGGAGTTTTTTCAGTGGGTAGCAATTCTTCTTATATTGAAGCTGGTGGCAACAGGCACATTGGGCAAATAACAATCAACACATATAATAGAATTGTTGCAGATGAAATTAAGCCCCAATTGGATAGTATTTTAAACTCTGTTGAACAAGAATTAGTTGGTAAAATTACACAGAACTTATAAGGTTGTGATAGGGTGAAAAGTTTATACCTTAACAATGATGGTGACATGGAATTTGATGAAATGTATAATTTAAAGATGGTAGATGAAAGTGAAGAAGTAATACAAAGAAATAAAATAGCTTTAAGTGTAAATGAAGGTGAATGGATTTTCAATAAACTATTAGGTATTCCATGGATTAAGATGATGAAAGATAAATCTAAAACAGATAGGGATTATGAAAGACAAGTTAAAGATGTTCTTAAAAATGACCCTGATATTGATGAGGATACAATAGAAATTAGTACAGAATATAATGGCTTTGATAGAGAACTTAAAATAGATTTTAGTGGTAAATTAGTAGATGGAACTAAGTTTGAAAGTTCAGCAGGAATTGAGGTGTAATAGATGGCAGATTATGGAATTACTGAAGATGGATTTAAAAGAAAAACTAGAGAAGAAATTGTTGAGGATATGAAATTAAGCCTTAAAAATAAATTCAGCAGTTTGAATATGACTGATAAAAATCCATTAATTAAAATAGTAAAAGTTGTTTCTTACCCAATAGCTCTGTATTGGTTTGCCCTGGAGTCAATCTATAATAATAGATGGATAAGTACAGCTACTGGTCATACATTAGATGAGGTAGTTCAGTATTTAGGTATAACAAGGCAACCTGGTACAAAAGCAGTGACAGATGTAGTTTTTACTGGTGATGATTTAACATTTATTCCAGAAGAATTTTTAGTAGAAACAGTAGAAAAAGAACCAGTTCAATTTCAAACTGTTGAGAGTGGTTATATAGAGGATGGTAGTATAACATTACAAGTTCAAGCCTTGGAAGATGGTGAAAATGGAAATGTTGCTGCTGATACTATTGCTGAGGTAGTTAATCCAATTTCTGGACTTGATTCAGTTAATAACCCAAGTGCCTCTCAAGGTGGAAGTGAAAGAGAAACTGACCAAGAGTTGAGAGAAAGATATATTCAATCTTATGATAGAGCAGGAGGTTCAACTACTAATTCAATCAGAGCTAATATTTTAGAAGAAACTGATACTACTGCTTGTATAGTTTTAGAAAATGTAACAATAGAAACAGATAGTAATGGATTACCTCCTAAATCTTTTGAGAGCATTGTGTATGGGGGTGTAGATGAAGAAATAGCTCAAGCTATTTTTAATAAGAAACCTGCTGGGATTGAGTCATTTGGTAGTATTTCAGTATTGCTAGATGATGACTCAGGTAATGAGCAAACAGTTGGATTTTCAAGAGCTAGTGAAGTGGATATTTATATTGATTTAGACATATCTACTAATTCAGATACTTTTCCATCTGATGGAGAAACTCAAATAAAAGATGAAATTATAGAGTATATTGGGGGAGAATTAAGTGATGGAAGTTATCCAAGAGGATTAAATATAAGTGAAGATGTTATTTATAATAAAATTATTGATTTAATATTTAATATTACAGGTGTAGAAGATGTTAATTCACTTGCTATTGGAACTTCTGCAAGTCCTACTGGAACTTCAAATATAACTGTAGGATTTAGAGAAGTTGCTTTAACTGATAGTAGTTGGATAGTGATTACAAATGCTTAAATTTGAAGATTTAATTAATAAGTTTCCTCATATTTATATTAAAGAAAAGGTTAGTAATTTAGGTAAGTTAATCCAGACTATTTTAGAAGAATTACAATTAATTGAATCTACTAAAGATGAGGTAGAATTACAAGATGAATTAAATAATGCTACTGGAATAACCTTAGATAAACATGGAGAATTGGTTGGACAAGAGCGTGGTCCATTTAGTGATGATATTTATAGAATATTGATTAAATCTAAAATCAGGCAGAATTTATCTGGTGGAGATGTAAACTTAATAATTGAATATATAGCAACACTCTTTCAGATACCAAGAGAAAATATGCAAATTGTTGAAAGTGAATGGGGTAGTTTTAGATTTTCTAGTGAGAACAGTATTGTCCAAACAAGTAAATATGAAGGTTTTGGAACAGGTATTTTGGCAGCAGATAAACCAGAGCCAGCTTTTTACAGATTTAATATAACACCAGAAAGTTTAAATTCAATTGGTTTCCCTATTCAAGACTTAGTAAAAATAGTAAAAGATTTATCAGCAGCAGGAGTTAGAATATCATTTTTTGTAGAAGGAACATTTGCTTTTTCAGCAACTAATGGAGTTGTAGAATATAGTGAAGAATCAGGATTTGATTATGGTACTTTAGGTGCTTATTATAATCCAGATGAAGGATTTTTTAGTTAATATATAAGGAGGTTTTTGTTTTGAAAAATATAAGTAATAATTATCCAGAGTGGAATGTGACAGGTTCAGAGCCAGACCAAAGTAAGAAAGACAGTGGATGGCAACCAGGTGAAAAGCCACCAGCTGATTGGTTTAATTGGAAAGACAATAAAGGATATCAATCATTTCAAGATATTGATGCAGGAATAGCCAGAAGGTTATCTGATGTATTAACAGAAGGTGTCTTAACAGGTGGAGAAGTAACAGAAAATTCTACAGCAGATTTAAATGTTTTAGTTGAGCCATTAACAGGTTTCAATTCTAATGGGGCTAGAATTAATTTAGAAAGTCAGCAGATTGTTGATTTGAGCTCTTATTTACCAACTACTGCTGGGAATGAAAAATATGTGAGTGTTTATATTAATGTAATAGATTTAGAAACTAATACAAAAATTAATATAGTAGAAGGTACTTCTGCAAGTGCAGGTAGTGCTACAAAACCCTCTGTTGACAGTAATCAAGGCGTATTATTAGCAGATATATTATTAACAGAAGGTCAAACTACAATATTAAATGATAATATTGAGGTAGCTAGAAAACAAAAAATATATCTCAATAATATAGCAGGACAGATGGACTACATTAATGTTAAGGATTTTGGGGCTGTGGGTGATGGTGTTACTGATGATACACAGGCTATTCAAAATGCTATTGATAATGCTGGAGAAAATAGTAAAAATTTATTTTTTAATAATTCACATTTTTTAATATCTGATAGTTTAAAAATTACAAAAGAAATAACAATTATATTTACAAATACTATAATTGAACAAACTAATTGGGGCTATAGTGCTTTTGAAATAAGAAATAAAGATGTGAATTTTTTAGGTAAAGTAAAATTAAAAACAGAGCAAACAAGAAGCTTAATGTCTGATAGCACTATATCAGAAACAGGTGATTCAAAGGCAAGTAATGCTGGAATAGCTATTTTAGGAAATAACTCTGGTAATAATGAAAACCCTTCTGATAATTTTTACTTAGAAAATGTTGAAGTATATGGTTTTGTTTCTGGTGTGGTCGGTTTAGATGGATTTAAAAAAAATATTTTTATAAACAAGTTAAAAGTTGATAGTGTAGATTTTGGTTTATTTGGTAATGGTTTTAGAAATTTAAAAATAAATACTTTAATAGGAGAAAATATAGAAAATTCTCAAGGAGAACCAACTCACACTATATATATAACAGGTAGTGAAACAGCCGTAAAAGATGAAGGTATTTTTATTGATACTGTTAGAGAAGATAATCACCCAGAAAAAACTCATTCTGTGTCTTTGAAATCAGTTAATGACTTTGTGATTAATACAATATCAACTATTAACTGTGGAGGAATTTTAAATTCTCAGTGGTCAAATGGAACTGTAGGCAAAATAAAAAGCATTAATGATATATCTGATACGCAAAAATCTCTTATATTAATACAATATGAAAATGATATTGTAATAAATGATATTAATATTACAAGCAATTCTAGCAATAATAATCAAGGGATTATTACAGCTAGTAATGAAAATGTAAAATTAAAAATTAATAATTTAAAAATAAATTTATTAAATACTAATCCTCCTAGTATTTTAAGAAACACAACAGGAGGAAAAGTTTTAATTTATAATCCAGTAATTATTTATGAAAATGATTTTCAAAATACAACTACAGAAGATTATGTTTTCAAAAGTGCTAGAGAAACATTTATATACAAACCCGATATTACTGGAACAGCAAGAATTTTATACCAAGATGGAGGAGATTATTTAATTGAATTAAACCCAAATTTAATAGAAATAGATAATGCAGGTATAGTTGTTATTAATACTGAAAGAAAAGTTAACTATATTTCTTCAAGAATAGAACCTTTTATAATGTTGGATGGTCAAACATCTCCTATAATAAGAAGTACAAATAAACTTCAAACTAATAATACTTCTAGTACTACAATATCTAATATTAAATATGGTAGTGATGGGCAAAAATACATTTTAATTGCAGGTGATAATAATACAACAATTCAAAATAATACAGATATTATTTTACAAGGTGGTACATCATTAACCCCAAGTGATTGGAATATAATCGAATTTATTTGGCATAATGGAAATGCTTATGAAATTTGGCACAATTAATATTCATATAACAAGCTTTAAACCCTCATTAATATCTGTTATACTTTAAGCAGGGTATTGATACCTTTAAGTTCTTAAACCCTGCAGAAATCAATCCTCAAGACTTTGACAGTAAAATATTATGATCTCCCTGACCTAATCTTAATAGTTACAAAACTCATTCTTTATTACTGTTTTAGTTGGTAATATTTGGATGAGGGTAATTTAGTAACTATTAAGAGAGAATTGCATTAGTTCAAGTGCTTTAGATCAAGTTCACTTTTTAACCTCTGTTAAATGTATTCTCAGGACATTGACAA